CTGTTTGACAAATAAACACCATTAGAAAAGTCAGTAGTGTTAAATGTAATTGCATAAGCTGCTGTTGTTGATGCAGCAGTTTGGTCTGTTGAGTCTTGAAACGCACCATAAGGAACAGTATCACTACCAGCAGCAGTACTAATAGGTGTTAGTAATATTATACTATTAAAACCTATACGTTCATCATTAATTGTTGTAGTTGTAGCATTTCCTGTAGCTAAAGTAATTGTACCAGTATTATTGCTTTTACCTTCTACAAGGTTATTTACTACTTCTGAAATTTCACGAGGCTCTGAACCACTAGGGTTTAGCTTACGGTACATGTCCCTAGACATTATCTATTTCCTTGTTGCTCTACATCAATATCTGTACTAATGGCTGTTGTCCATAACCCTGTAGGTATAATTTTAAACCTATGGTATCTACCTGCTGAACGTAATGGAACTCTTCCTTCAGGTGACATAGCTACAGGAGTGCTAAATGTAATTGTATCATCTAATTCTTTGCGTGATGCTACAGCTACAGAGGCAGAACCATTGTCTATTGCAGGTCTTGCTAGTGTGACTAATGAGTTATATCCTTGCTCTATATCGTATGTAATTAAGCTAGGAGTAGCATTTGTGCCAGAGAATGTATAGATATATCTTCCGTTAATACCTGCAAATAAGAACTTACCACCTGCCCATAAGCGTGAGTCAAATGATGTTGTAATACTGTCTACAGTACCAAAGGCATCTAATCCTTCAAGTGTAATACCTGATGTTGCAATAGAAGCTACTTTAGTAGTAGTTGTATCGCATATAGTCCATTTTTGAACTTGCCAATTATAAATAAGTAATGACTGTGCATTATCTTGGTTGTAGAAATTCCATACTACAATCTTACGTTCTGGGTCAATAGCTGCACTAATAAGGTCAATTTTGTTTAAATCAACATTATCAAAGAACCATCTATCTACTTTATTAGCACCAATAGGTGTAATTGTTTGACCATCACATGAATAGAATCCGTTATCAGATAAGAAGTATGATACATTTCCATATTGAGCAATAGAACCACCTGCCATACAACCTAAATTACGTGAAATGGTGTCAAATTGAAAGAATAATGGTGAGCCAATATATGTCATACGGACAATAGCTCGTTCTAAGAATACTAACCCAAACTCTCCGCCAGTTAATCCTTGTATATTACCGCCATCACCAATTATTTGAAAATCAGATTGTGAAGCAGCTCCACTTTCCCAATCGGTTTCATCATTAATATCTGACCATTGTACTTTGTTAGGATTTACACCTGAATCTAAATTACCCACTACAACAAAATCACGCACTACTGTCATGTATTTAGCTATTGGTGCATAGGCTCCAGCATCACCAAAATAAGAGGATGAGCCAATAGTCCACTTTTGTATTTTACCTACATTGTTTGTAGCTAATACTGAGTTACCAAACTGAGTAAAATTCCATGTGGTAACACCACTATAACTTGCTGTAACTACTGTACCTGTTGCAGCAGCACTAGGAATGTTGGCATTTACTTTAGCGTATGTGAATGTTGATGTTGTAGGAACTGTAGTAATAGTGTATGTACCATCAAAAGTATTATTACTTGCGTCTACTGTGACTGAATCACCAATGCTATATCCATGTGCTCCAACAGTTGTAATTGTAGCTACGTTAGATGTTAATGCGACATTAGTAATAGTTCTAGCAACGCTTTTAGATACGTCATCAAGGCTTAAATCAGAGCCATCAAAAATATATAGTTTGGATGCACTTGCAGCAAACAATTGAGTAGTAGTGTTAAACTTACCTGCAAATATATTTAATAAGTCTTCTGATGCTGCACCTGAATATGCAACTGGAGTAGAAAATGGAATATAGCCAACAGAAGCAGGTACTACATTAGTAGCATCTTGTAATGATTCAATGATAGAAGGCTGGTCAGGTAACCATTCACCTAATATTACCCTTGTCGTAGCCATGTATTATTGTCCCCTGTTACTGTTGTCCATGTGTTTGAACCTGGTGTTACGTCAGTCCATGTGTTTGTGTCAAAAGTGGTATCTGACCACTCTTCACCTAAAATAGTGCCTTTAGCAATAATTGTTGCTGTACCTGTAATAGAACTTGTACCATCCCATATAGATGAAGCATTGCAAGTAACTGTAGTGTCGCAAGTAATGTGACCTTCACCTGCATACTGAATACCACCGTTAGCTGTAACAGTAGCATCACAGAAAATAGAACCAGTACCAATAACAAATTTCTGAGCAGAAGCAGTTACAGTTGCAAAACCAGTAATAGAGCCACTAGAAGTCTTAATGACTACTGAGCCACTAGATACTGTTGCAAAGCCTGTAATAGCTCCAGAAGCCTCTCTAATTGCATAAGCATAAGCAGATACTAAAGCTGTACCGTTTACGCTTCCTGATGCTGTTCTTGTGCGAATAGCACTACTTGTAACTGTTGCATCTGCTGTAATAGCAGCAGAGTTTGTTCTTATTCTTAAAGCATCAGCAGTAACGGTAGCATCAGCAGTAATAGAAGCTGTGCCTAGTACAACACCGCTTGCTAGTGAGCTAAATGCTACTTGTGCAAAACTAGCAATTCCGAACATAGGTTATCCTATTCGTAAAGAATGTTTAATGAGCCACCATCAAAGGTGTCTGTTCCAGTTGTAGAAGTGATGCGAAGCATGTTTAATGCAGAAGCTAAAGTAACAATTCCTGATGAAGTTATAGTAAACGCAGTAGTAGTGCTGTTTCCAAGAACTCCATCTGCAATCCAAATATTTCCACTAATATTTGTCAAAACTAAAGTGCCATAAGTTATATACCCTGCAGCACCAGCTTGAATTACCATACCAGCAGTAGATGATACTATGCCAACAACAGTAGCCGCAAATGTTGTGTTAGAGGTATATCCAGTAGTAGTTGGTGTACCATTTCCAATTTGAACTAATAAATTACCTGTACCACTTAAACTAACATTATTAAACATTACAGTAATACGTTTTGCCCAAGAAGGGATAGATGTAAAATCAATGCTAGTTCCAGATGTAGAAGCTACAGCAGTCCCACGTGAAATACCGTCATATACAGCACCAGAGTTAGTTGTAACTCCTGCTGAACCGTTAATAATTACACTCATACTAAACTCCTTGTAATGCGTCTATTTGTGCTTGAATTTGAGCTATTTGAGCCTGTAGGCTGTTAACAGTCGGCTTATTTTTTTCTGCTTCTAAAACTGCTGCTTCTATTGCTGCAATTTCTTCAGGTGTGTATGCTTTAGTAATTGTAGTAATTTCACCTGTAATTACGTCTACATTAGTTATGATATTATCCATTTGTTATCCTTCGTACATAATGTTAATTGTGCCAGCATCAAAAGTGTCTGTGCCGTTAGATGTAGTAATTCTTACCATATTTAATGCTCCAGCCAAACTTACATTGCCAGATGTTGTTGCTGTATATATAGTGGTTACCGTATTACTAATTATTCCATTAGATACCCATGTATTTCCAGTAACATTTGTCAAAACTAAACTTCCACTATTTACATAAGTAGCATTGGCAGTATACATAATATAACCAGCAGTTGATGATATACCACTTGTTCCACTTGCAGAAGATAAACCGTAAACTGAAACTGAGTTATAACCACTTGTTGTAGGTGTTCCACCAGTACCAGCTTGTATTAGTAGGTGAGCTGCTCCACTTGTACTAACTCCGCTAAGCATAACAGTAATACGTTTTGCCCATGATGGAATACTTGTAAAGTCTATACTTGTTCCTGATGTAGAAGCTACTGCTGTTGCACTTACTAATGGAGATAAAGTTCCTGTAGCTGCTGCTAATGTTAGTGTGTTACTGCCTGCTACTGCTGGAGCTGATACAGTTAATGTACCACTCGTATCACCTGTTAAAATTACGCTTGACATGATAGCTCCTTTAATTCATCTAGTGTTGTTGCTGTGTCTACTTGTTTTGTAATATCACGAAGCCTTTGTTTCTCAGCTACAATAGCACTTGTATCGCTACTATTTTCTAAAGCACGTTGAAATGCTACGTCTTGAGCTTCTAGCAATGGTGTGCGTTCAACACGAAGTCTAGATTTAGTAATGTCTTTAGCTTTGTTTATGTCAACAATTATTCCCATGTCCATGCACCTCTAAAAGTTCTGTCTGTTGGTATTTCAGATACGTCTACAATATGATATTCTTTACCAGTTGGAACATCTTTAGCAGCAATTTCTGCTATTGTTAAATTAGAGTCTGCTGGAACTATGATGCTAATTCCACCTTCGTCATTTTGATATACTATTCTTTTGTTCATTTTATTTCCTTATCTGAAAAATACATAGCAAACTGTATCAAGGTCTGCAGGAGTAGTTCCAAACCCAGCTCCAACCTTACACGCAGTAGTTGTTAAATTAGTGCCTCCATTAGTATATGACATAGCTATCAAACTACCTCCTGTTGCATTTGTAGCCCATCCAACAACACTATAATTAGCATCAGTTAAAGCATTAGTAAAGTTTACTGTGTACAAACCAACACCATTATCCGTAATAGAACTTACATTAAAAGAAGCTCTAATTGCTACTGTGCCTGTTCCGTTAAAGTTTACCCATGCACGACAAAATGTGCCTATTTCTGTGCCTGCACTATCTTGGATAGTTGGCGGTGTGCTTGCTACACCATTTTTAATTACAAGTTGACTTGTAGAAGCCGCCTGTAAATTATCTGCTATGACTGTACCTGCCATGATTTTTCCTTATAAAATAACCCAGCGTGAACCGCTAGGAACTGTTACTGTTATGCCTGAATTGATAGTCAAGTCACCTACTGAAGATGCTGATTTACCAGCGGTAATAGTATAATCTGTAGTGACTGTTAAACTATTTTCAACAAATACATTATCTGCACCACCACCTGTTGCACCTGCACCTAATTGACCCCATGCACCATTGGCATATCCTTCAAAGCGGTCTAATGTAGAATTATAACGTATATATCCTTCAACACCTGTAGATGGTCTTTGTGTGGTTGTGCCAACAGGGACAAGAATAGCATCTGTAGCTGTTACTGCTAATGTAGCATCATTAACTGTGCCTGTAATGGCTGTGCTAGATACTGTTTGTGAAGTGCTTACAGTATATGTACCTACTCCACCAGTACCTGTTACAAATGCTGAAATTGTAGTGCCTGCAGTAACGCCTGTACCAGTCAATAATGAACCAATGTATAAAGCACCGCTTGTTGCTACAGTAATAGTTAATGTAGTACCTGCAATTGCACCTGTACCTGCAAAGTTTGTGCGTGATATAGCTAATTTATTTGCGATAGATAGTACATCATCTGTTGAAATGCTACCGTTAATAGTGACATTATCAATTGTAACCGCACCTGTAAAAGCAGACGTTCCTGTAACAGCTAAGTTTCCACCAACTGTAAAGTTATCACCATCATAACCAGCTTGTTGGTCTTTAATTTGAGCCATCATCTCACGCATAGCATTATTTACATCACTTGGTGCCATGCCTTCTGCAATGTTAATTCCACCTACATCTGTATTACTAGAAGGAGTAGAACTCCATTCGCTAATTTTATTTTTTGGCATAGTATTTTCCTAAACGATTACCCATCTGCTGCCAGTTGGGACTGTAACAGTTACTCCGCTATTAATGGTAACTGTACCTGCACTCATAGCATTGGTATTTGTTGAAATGGTGTAGCTTGAAGCAATAGTATTTGTATTTTCCCAAATAGCTCCGCCAGTTACTGCTACTTTAGTTGAGTCATTATAATAAATAGATTGACCAGCAGGGTAAGTACAAAAGACATCTTTAGTACCTGATGTAAATGATATTTTACTTCCAGTAGATGAAGATAATACTGTATCTCTAGCTAATGTTCCTGCTCCAACCGTTCCGATACCTACTTCCCATTCTGTATTATTGACAATACTATAATAGGTAGTGTTGGTATTACCTATAGCACTTGAGAATGTTTGGAAGCCAGAAACTGCACCTGAAAGGGTAAATGTTCCTGTGCCTGTGGTTGTACTATTCTCACGTACCCTGTCTTTAACGACTAGAGCCATGTTTTACCCCTAAGCTAATGTTACTGTCAATGAACCTGATGCGATTTTAAAAATATCGCCAGAGTCAATAGTTTTGCTTACGTCTAATGCTGTATGGTATAAAAGATTGCCAGCAGTTGAAGCATTCATAATACCAATCCAACCTACAGTACCCCATGAGCTTGTAGCTTGTGTGAATGTGCAGTCTGCATTAGATGCTACAGAACCAGATGTGCCAGTTGCAGTTGCAAATGTAACTGCAGTTCTAGAGTAGCCAGTACCAGATGTGCTAACTTCTGTGCCTGTTCCTGCATCTGTTGGGTCAGATGTAAATAGAGCTACATAAACTGCTGCTGGTGCTGTAAAAGTTGTTGCATTTAGAGTGCCGTTTAAAAGTGCGTTCTCTAAGTAATTACTCATTTCTGCCATTTTATTTTCCTTATCGTGGTGTTACGTTTAATGTTGTGTATGCGTATGTTTGACCTAAGTCATTTGTCTTAATGTTTGCTATTGCTCTGTCATATAATGCTGACCATGTTGCTGTTCTTGGGTCATTCATTAAATACGGTTCTGCTTCAGCCAATGTTGCATAAAGTAAAGCATCTGGGTAGTTAGCTAGAAATAAATTACTAGATGTTGTAGTAGAAATAAATGTAGGTTGAGCATAGTATAGAATTTGAACTGTGTAACTTCCATTTTGACTAGGTGCAAATTGGAACTCTGTGCCTAACATTGTAAAGTAATGTGAACGACCTGATAATGATGTTTGACCATTACGGAAGAACAAGTCAGGTGATTGATACTCTAAGATAATAGGTGGATTACCTTGAAAGTGCATCTCTCTTAACTCTAAGAAGTCAGTAGGAAACGATACTTTGTTATCTGCAGGTGCTGTTGTAGCCACCTTTAACATTTTCTCTGTTCGTAAGTCACGAGTCATTCTTAACTGTGCCATCTGAACAAAGTCAGGGATAACACTTGATAAGTCCGTTCTAGCTAAATAACTTTCTACTGTGGAAACAAAGCTAGTATAGTTTGTAAATGCCATTTAATATCCTTTAATATTGTCCGTTCATCATCCAGTCTTTACGCTGACCTTTAAAATGATAAACATATACATCTTTACGTTCTTCTTTATCTTTTGGAGTGTAGTTATACTCATCACAAGATAGTTCTAATACTTTATAATTATCTGCATCTGCCATTAGCTTAATAGCTAATTGGTCTCCATACCATTCATGTGCTTTTCTATCAAGACTCTTTA